TCCGTGCAGCACTAGGTGATGAGTCAGCTCGTCAATACCTATTAGCAGCAGATGACACAACAGACAACGCTGGTCTAGTACCAACACGCCAACTATCTGAAATCATCAACCCACTAGGTACAACAATCCGTCCAAGCATTGACGCAATCTCTCGTGGAGTATTGCCAGATGCAGGTATGACATTTGAGATCCCAAAGATCACACAGATGCCAACAGTCGCAGATACAGCAGAAGGCGCAGCATTCTCAGACACAGATCAGAATGCAGCATTCCTATCAGTATCAGTTAAGAAGTATGCCGGACAGCAGACATTCTCTGTTGAATTGCTAGATCGTACTTCTCCAGCATTCTTTGATGAGCTAGTGCGCAACATGGCAGCAGCTTACGCAAAGGCAACAAACGCAGCAGTAAACGCTGCACTCATTGCAGGCGCAACAGCAGATGCAACAACAACAGTGACATACCCAACAGCAGCAGAATTGCTAGGAATTGTCGCTCGCGGATCAGCTTCTGTATACGCAGCAACAGCAGGACTACCAAACCCATTTGCTCGCAACATGGTCGTATCAACAGGACAATGGTCAAATATCATGTCTCTAAACGATGCAGGACGTCCAATCTACACAGCATCACAGCCAATGAACGCTGGCGGAGCAGTAGCACCAACATCATTGACAGGTAACGTTGCAGGACTCAACCTATACGTTGATCCAACAAACGCTGGCGATGGCGATGGAACAATCCTTATCGTGAACCCAGATGCGTACACTTGGTACGAGTCACCAACATACCGCCTACGCGCTGAATCAACAGCAGCAGGACAGGTAACAATCGGCTACTACGGCTTTGGAGCAATCGCTACTAAGGTCGGCGCAGGCGCGTTCAAGAACAACAAGGCGTAAGCCACACTTAAGTCACTCAGGGGAGTAGTAGCCCTCTACTCCCCTGAGTCTTTAGAAAGGACATCATGGCACTTACAACAGTTTCAGAACTCCGTACAACCCTCGGAGTCGGTACTTTGTATACAGATGCCGTCCTTCAGGAGGTATGCGATGCATCTGATGCAGTCCTACTTCCAATGCTTTGGAGTAACAATTACTTTAATGTCGCTCATAGCAACACAGCGACTACAGGCACTCTTTACTTTGACCAGCATCTTACAGATGACTTCTATGTCGGTCAGACAGTAGTAGTCAGTGGCAACGGATCTAAGCACAATGGATCTAAAACAATCACAGCATTTACTAATAATTCAATTACTTACAACATTACAGGCAACAACAACACTGCTGTTGTAGAACACAAAGTCATGCCTTATGGCACAGTCGCAGCAGAGACTTACGTTGATTGGGCAAACGACACAGCAGTCCAGCAAGCAGCTTTGATGATATCTGTTGAGATCTGGCAAGCGCGTACAGCCACCCTTTCAGGCAGTAACGCTGTCGATTTCCAGCCAAGCCCTTACCGAATGAGCGCACAGCTTCTCGCTAAGGTGCGAGGTTTGATAGCACACGCACTAGATCCACGCTCAATGGTGGGCTAATGCCTCCAGTAGCGATAACAACCCTCAGGACTACTTTAGCCACTGCGCTAATAGACAATAATAAATATCAAGTCTTTGCCTTTCCTCCTTCTGTTGTCTTGGCTAACTCTGTAATTGTGTCACCGGATGATCCTTATATAACACCTACTAACAATCAGCACATTGGCATTAGCCCTATGGCATCCTTCAAATTGCTGATAGTTGCGCCGCTCTTCGATAATGAAGGAAATTTGAACGGCATAGAAGATTTCGTCTGTGGCGTGTTTGCTAAGTTAGCAGCATCATCTTTAACGTATAATGTAAGCGCAGTAAGCGCACCAAGTATTCTTAACGCTGGATCGGGAGACCTACTCAGCTGCGAGATGTCAGTCAGTATCCTAACGAGTTGGAGTTAATATGTCCGAGTGGGAAAAAGAAAACGAAGCCTTCCTGAAGAAAATCGGGCAGGTTAGCACACCAGCACCAAAGCCAGTAACTAAGAAAGAAGAGGAATAATCTCATGGCTGTATTTCTAAATAACAATGTGGGCGTGAAGATTAACTCTGTTGATCTTTCAGACCACGTCACAGCAGTAACGATCAACCGCGTATTTGATGAACTAGAAGTCACTGCAATGGGTGACAGTTCACACAAGTTTGTAAAGGGTCTTGAGTCATCAACAGTGACTATTGACTTCCTTAACGACACAGCAGCAGCGAACGTATTGGCAACACTACAGGCAGCATGGGGAACCACAGTTACAGCTGTATTTCTACAGGCAAAGGGAACAGCAGTATCTGCTACAAACCCTCTTTACACTGTCTCAATTCTTGTCAATAACACAACAGACATCAACGGCGCAGTAGGTGACATTGGCACACAGTCAATTACATTTACATGCAACTCAACTGTTGCAGTAGCTACTACCGGCACATTCTAAACAACTAAACAAAGGGGCAAACCATGGCAAAACTAAAGATCGTTCGACTAGATGGAAGCGTACTAGAAGGCGAGATCACTCCAGCAGTGGAGTATTCGTTTGAGCAGTACGCTAAAAAGGGCTTCCATAAGGCGTTTCGCGATGAAGAAAAGCAGAGCGATGTTTATTGGCTAGCATGGGAAGTAACACGCAGGTCAGGTGAAACTGTTAAGCCTTTTGGGATGGATTTCATTGAGACACTTAAAAGTGTTGAGGTGCTTGACTCAGACCCTTTAGCTTAAAGCGCGATCAACCATTCACCTACTTAATCGCTCGCTTGAGCATTAGGTTGGGGATCGCGCCACAGCAACTGTTAGAACTAGATAAGACCATGCTAGATGCACTCCTGCAAGGTCTAAGAGATGAAGCGAAGGAGGTAGACGATGCCAGCAAGCGTAAAGGGCGGCGTTGAACTCCGCAAAGCCTTACGTAAGTTCGCTCCTGAACTGGGTAAAGAAACTCAGAAAGAGATCGCTGGAGCCTTAAAGCCAATCACCAAGACTGCTAAAGGTTATCTACCGGATGACGGATCAGTCCTTAGCGGATGGCTGCCTAGAGAAAACTCTCAGGCTAGGTTCCCTACTTACTCTGCTCGTCAGGTCAAGGCTGGAATCGGTTATAAGACTTCACCATCAAAGCCAAACCGTAGAGGCTTTAGATCGCTTGCTCGTGTCTTTAACAAGACCGCAGCTGGAGCAATCTATGAAACTATGGGTCGCAAAACTCCTAGCAGTCGCTTTGTGCAGAATCAGAATGGCAAGTTTGGCGCAGCAATGAAGGGCGATGGCAAGATGGAAGGTCGCGCCCTGTATCGTGCTTATGAAGAAAACCAAGGCAAGGCTAGAGAATCAGTCCTTAATGCTATTAAGACAGCAGCCGATAAACTTAACGCAACAGCCAAGGCGAGAGGTTAATCATGGCAAATATAATTATTGACATTGCAGCAGAGTTCACTGGCAAGAATGCCTTTAAGAGTGCTGAAACTTCTACAGATAAATTAACTAAAAACATTAAGAACATGGCTAAGACTCTTGGCGTTGCTTTCAGTGCTACAGCAGTCTTGAACTATGCCAAAGCCTCAGTAAAGGCAGCAGCAGCTGATGAGAAGGCACAAAAGCAACTAGCACTGGCTCTTAAGAATGTCGGACTAGGTCGAGATGCAGCAGCCTCAGAAGATTTCATCCAGAGACTTCAATCAGAGTTCGGTGTGGTCGATGACAAGCTGCGCCCTGCCTATCAGCAGTTAGCGGTAGCAACAGGCAACACAGCCCAAAGCCAGAAGTTATTACAGATTGCGCTAGATATTTCCGCCTCAACTGGCAGAGATTTAGCCTCGGTCACTTCCGCCATATCAAAGGCATATTTGGGGAATAACACAGCCCTTGGCAAATTAGGCGTGGGAATCTCAAAAGCTGATCTAAAGGCTAAGTCCTTTGATGAGGTAATGAATCAACTTTCCACAACCTTTGCTGGGGCTGCTACTGCCTCTGCTAATACCTTTCAAGGTTCAATG